GAAGGCCCAAGAGCGAGGCCTTTGAGAATGATGTCTTCAGCCAACATCATAGAGTCCAGCTTTATAGGGTATGAAACGCCCCCCGATGGCATGAAAATCGGAAAATTAATCAGAAAGCGATGTTGTTGCTTGGGCTCTAAAAATGGATCGTCCCAAAAAGCGGGCCAGTGGCCGGTGCCCCTCTGTGGCCCAGGGATGCTCATCGCGGAACCTCCCTTTTCAGCTAGCCGCCAACCGTATAGACAGCCCAGTCATATCGTAAACCAATATCGACAGTTAACAAATCCTCGGAACCATAGTCTAGTGTGCCGTAGGACACAGAAGTAACAAAGGGATTGTTAAGCTTATAGGAGCCGACTATCTGACCTTCGCCATCTAATTCGGACACCTTCACCGCTTGCCCAAGAGCAGCAACAGCTGCAGCCTTGTTGACAGTAACGGCGTTTTGGACTGAACCACCTTCAGCAATAAGGTTGGGAAGCTGAAACCCGGATAATTGTAAAATGGTCTGAAGTTCGAAATCCATGTCTGGAACAAGCGAATTAACAAACTGCATAGTAATCTCATTCCAGGTCACTCGACCGGGGTAGTAGAAAGTTTTATCTAAAAACTGATGCTCTGTTACACCGACGGTGTAAGCAGGCTTTGTAAATGTCCGTGCATAAATTTCGCTGTTAGTTCCACTTGGTAATTCAAATGAAACCAAAAATCTATGTGAGCGTTTTGGCTCGGTTGTTGCTGAACTCCAGAATTCTGCCATTTTAATATCCTCTTTAAATTAAATAGTGGGGGATCTTAAAACCCCCCCTTATTCCTCTTAAAACTCTACTCCACTGTTAGTAATAACGAAATCCAGAGCAATAAACTCGATTGCACGAGTCGGTTTGAGTAGAATCTTCGCATACATTATGTTTCTATCGACCAAATCAGGAGTCGTTGTAGAACTATCCAATACCACGCGGTAGTCGGAAAGGCCGAAACGATTCTGAATGGACGCCAAGAATGGGTTAACCTGATTCAGGAACCTATCCCATGTAACTCTCTGGTTCGGATCGAACAGAATGCCGTTTGCGATCTTTCTGATTTCCTTCTTCAGGAAGATCATCAGGCGGCGCACATTAATTCGATCCAAGGCCGACGGTGTTGCCTGCAAGGTCTTTTGACCAAAGACGACTAGTCCTTCAGCCGGGAAAGAGGCGATCGGGTTTACGTTAACCTCATAGAGACTGTCTCTCTGGTCAGCTGTCAGCTTATCGACCACGTTCACCACGTTCAACCCTGCGTTACCATTATTAAGGCCACCACGGTTGAATCCTGCCGGGGCAAACCACAGCTCGCTCTTCGCTGCTGAGGCCGCCAAGACGCCCAAGGCGACAGTGGAAGGCGGCACCCAAACTCTACGTGAAGAAAGAGTGTCGTTAATCTGCACCCATGGGTAGTAGGCTGCAGCGTAACTTGAGTTGAACTCTCTGTTCTCAACATTCTGAACAACAGTTGCAGAGTTACCGTTACGTGAAGAGAAGCTATCTGTATTCTCCGTGGACGAAGTATATCCTCCCTCCAAGTCAATAATAGCCATGGTATCCTTTCGTTCCTCTGCCATCGCGATCAAGTAATCAGTCGTCTGCGTGTCAGTAATACCTGGCAGGGTGGCCATATTGATATCGACCTGATCAACATCAGCAACGGAATCAATAGCCTTCTTCAAGGTATAGTATGCCGAGTTGTTGGCTCCCGTCTTAGAGGTCCCTGTCAGCTGTCTAGTGTTATTGAAGGGGTTTTTCTCAAAGATATCAAACCCATCAAAGCCGCCATATAGTGGCACCGTAAATCTGTTGAAGCCCCGATCTAGAACCTCTTGGTAACTGCTACTCACAGCCGTCATGGAAGTGTTAGCACGGCGGCCGCCCGTAGGGGTGCCGCGTCGGACGTTGTCGCCGCCGGGATCTCCGCCCAGCTGTGCGCCGAGGGGGTTACCGGTGCCGGTAATTGTGTCGCAATATACGAATATATCAGATCCACTGTGACCGGCGGTTCCGCCATCATATACCAGATCATCAAGAGAGAATCCAGGACTCAAAATTACATTATCACCAGCAATGTTCATTGGCTTCGTTCTAACAAGGTCTCGGATAGTTCCGTCAAATACAAGGGTACTAGCTGCCTGATTGGTGTTCAGACCAAAGAAGGCGTTCGTATTCTTCCTCAGGCGGCCGTCCGAGGACGATATTCGCATTGGAAGGTCTGGGAACACGATACTAGCTGTGACAACTTCGATGTCTGCTAGATTTGCGTTTGTAGACTGGCCTAATCCGCCGAAGAGAACTGCGGGGGTAAGGGTTAGAACATCTGCTGCCCAACTTGCAGAAGCAGCCGTCCAGTTGGTATCCTGAACGGAGCCTGAGGTACCAGAGGATACAATTGAGTTGTCTGCAGCAGATCCAGATCCATTTATGTCATAGGACAATACTTCTGCGGAAGCACTCTGCAGATTAAATGGTGTGTAGATAGGAAGGCCGCGGAAACCGAAGGGAAGCAGAGATGCTTCGTGGTCACCGTTTGTCACGGTTTCGTCAAGCTCAACACGAATAAGCTGAGAGATCACAGGATACTGTCCTACCTCTCTCCACTTCTGGTTTGTGCTATCGTATTCATAGCTCTTATCACCAATCCGTCGCCCGATGAAGTTCGAGGACGCAGGGTTTAGGTTCAAGTTGTTATACTGCTCAAAAACAACCGGGTTTTCGTCAGTATCTCTAATGTCTCTAACCAACAGAGTGAATGTGCCGTAGCTTTCGTACTGGGGGTTAGGGGACTGTTTAATATCAGAAATAGAAATCTTATAATGACTCTGAGCGTATTCAACCCCTTCACGCGAATAAACGCGGAAGAGTCTTTGCGTTGAGGCGTTAACGTCAAAATTGGTCACATCATCAGACAAGTCCTGTCCAACAATCCATGGAGAAGCTGGTGTTTCGTACTTGCCGGAATGGTATCCGCCGTAAGCCGAACCTGTGCTAAGACCCAATACAACCGCATAAGTTCCTGACAATTCAGTGCGTGTCACGTCGTCGTCGTCAAAGTTGCTAATATTGTCAACTACTGCACGGTCGAAACTTTCGGCCAAAAAGTAGTCTTTCAGGTTAACTGTAGGAGTAATACTCGAATTTAGCAAATGTGGGTTAGTATTAAGCACTTTGCGAATATAACGAGCGCTCGTAGGCTTGAAATTGAAGGTTGTTTCTTCAGTTCGCCCTGTGGTGGAACTAGAAACAAGAATTTTGTACTCATATGTGCTTCCCACACTCACGGGACGCTGGATGGCGGCCTGAGCCTGAACTTCTCCAATTTCAGACTGGATACCTACCTGTCCTTTAAGGAAAACGCTCGCTGAGTTTTTAGTATGAATAACTGCCGCCAGAACACCTTCGGCGTTATTAGAGCCAGTGCCCATGATGAAAAGTCCATACGTGGCCTCTTCGCTTCGGGCGCCGATTTGGTTAACAACCCATCCGTTCTTATCCGACCCGGCTGGGTCTTCGTCACCGACTAATCTCACAAAGGTTATAGGCCCTCCGTTGGCGAGATATGCCTGCGCTGCGTATGCGCCATATGTCGGATTGGAGTAATTCCCATCTCTCCAAACATCACTCACGCCATCCGAACCGGGGATCGGGGCGCCGAATATGTTTACAAACTCTGAAAAACTTGAAACTTTGGTGGGTACCAACGCGGGGCCCTTTTCGGCTACACCGAAAATAACGGGGCCTGAGGGGCCTGCACTTTGACGGGGGACCTGGGATTGGTCTATTTCGTTTATAAAAACGCCCGGCGATACAAATCTAAAACTATCTACTGGCATCTTAAAGATTCTCCTATAAGAACTTTGTGTTCAAAGATAAATAGTAAAATAAATCTGGAAACAACCTTTACTCTTTATAAAAGCCTGAATTATCCAGGAAGTCCTGGATATTTCCAAAAATAACATTTTCTCGGGGTATCTTAACCTCGACAGCATTCTCTCTTTTTACTATGTTTGGGCGGTCTTCATTGTCTCCGTCGCCAATTAGGTATCCCAATACTTTAATCTTTACCATAGTTTCATAATTTCGTTGCTCCATGGCTAAGTTAGCGACGTTTGAATTGTTGATTAGGGAACCGTCGATAAAGGCCTCAAATTTGTGACCCTCACTTTCAAGACGAAACGGCATCCCGTTTAAGCCACCCTGTCTAATGATCTTCCTCAAAATTTCGTTAGTTTGTTGTTGATATTCTGTCCGCACAGATATTTCATAATTAACAGCAACCCACGTAGGAAACGGAATGGAAACGGTTTGGTAAACCACGCGGCCGGCTTTCACCTCAGGCCACGTTTGGCGGCCGAATTTCCTTTTAGAGTATGCATTTTGGAATTCAGCTGTTTTTTTCTGATTTATTACTCGTGCTACGGTAATGCTTCCGCCCATAGCGTCTCGGACTTCTGGGATGTTTGCTGCTGGGACTGCATACTCCGACTGCGCGTTCTTTTCTATGCTCGCTCGGTTAATCGTAATCAGAGGAAGGATAAGTGTACCTTCAGCATCTCGTAACTCTTTGTTCTGTTTCACCTGATATGCTCTCTCGGCAGTCACCCACAAAACAGGCACCTTTTTGAACCCCTCGTTCGTTTGAACAGATAAATTTAAAGTATCATTCACGTATCGAAGCATAGCCTGATCAATGGTTTCCAGCGACGCGGGGGCTATCTCTATGTTCTTAATATTTTTAGCAATTTTGCTATCTGCAATGTTATCATTACGAGCATCTTTGCCGGCTAAAATCTGTTTTTGAGTTCTTTTACTGTTAGGCATCTATCTAACCCACAAAAATGCCAGCTGGGATATTCTCCATGACTTTCTTCGTAGAATCTTGCAGCGAAGAGTCGTAGGAGCCGAGCTTTTCATAGGTCGTTTCATCAAGAATTGTCTTTAGTTCTTCGCGCAAAGCATCTTGCTCCGCTTTTGCTTGTGCAAGCAACTCAGAATGATTAAGCGTGACCGATTCTCCGGGTATGGGTACCACCGCGAATTTACCTCGAATTTGGCCCAGCATTTCCTTAGTGAGCGCCAGCGCAAATCGACGGATCCATTGCTTGCCAATGGAGTTTATACTATCAAAGGGAATATTCTGGAAGGGGAGTGTATTCATGTTGTTAATTCCCTGCGCACCGGTGTCGGCGTTGCCATCCTCCCATGGTTTATAATCGTTTTGAATGGAAAACTGAACCCAAAACTTTTCAGGAGTTTCCATTTGTGGTTCTGGAAAGATTCTTAGCATATTGTTTTGGATCTCATACGAATAATGGGATGTTCGTGTCCAGAGGGCGTCTTCATAGGCCATGGCTTGTAGTTTATTTTGCCATGTGGGGACAATTTCGAAAGTTGAGTCGTCAGCATATTGGCCATAAGTTCTCATATTCCCCACTACAGAAAATCCCCCATAATAGCCATAAAATCTCCACATTGCACGAGGAGTCTTAAAGAACACTTTCCTAATAATAACTCTCTTATCTTGCACTCGGCCGGCGAACGTGGCAGACGTGTCGCTCACTGAGGATGCAGATATCAAAGACTGCAGATCATAATCTTGCTGGCCTACAATTCTGTCGATAGAGGCAGAATAGATAGGAAGGGTTCCCCCCAGAGCTGTATCAGTAGAAAGGCCTTCGGTTACTCGACGCACATACCCATAGTCATACTTAGGATATCTTAATTCTATATTAGAGCCCGATAAAGCATCGCCAGCGACAATCTCACCGTGTTGATCAAAAG